GAAAAGGGCAACCTCATGGCGAAGTCCTCACAAAGTATCCTTTCGGATACCAAGTGATGATTAACCTATTCGGCGGGAACCGAATAAAGTTAATCTTTAGCCATGAGGCGAAACAGATTCGAATATCTTATTAACCATACCTATCTGGATCAGTTATCTTAAGTTTCGGAATTACTCCCGATTCTAAGACTCTAGAAAGATGGGTGGCTAATGTAGCTATGACAGTCTGCTTTCTACGAGGCTTACGTAATGAAAATACCTCGAGGGTTAGAAACTTCTTTTCTACGATTTGATCAATTATTTTAAAATAATCTTTCTCACGTAGTCTATCAGCATCATAACCTTCCCTATCAGCAGTTGAGTCCATAGACAATGTTGTCAAATGGCTTAACTGATACATAGGCGGTAATTTCTTACATAACCTCGTAAGGGAATCTCAGTTAATCTCTCAGTCACGGTAAAATCCCTTATATTTGTCAAAGAAGTCATTTCTGACTGACGTGTACAATTTAAGAATTTCACCAGTACTTTGAGAGTCCTGGTTTATCAATTCATGGTTGATAGCTATAGTCATAATCCTAGGATTATTTCTAAAGTTATCATGCACTCACGGTTGCTCTTGCAGAAATGCTGGCTGACAGTTAGTGAAGAATTGAGAAAATATGGACATCCTTTCATACTTCAATGCTATACGTGGTGACAAATCACGTAGACCCATCTTAGTATAAAGGGACTTAACGAATGAAACCTGGCTTGCGCAAGATAAGAGATAGCCTCGAGATGAGGTAGTCTGTAAGAAACCGAAGAGAGCTGGGTAGCTCCTTCAAGTCTCTAGCAAACCTCCCACCTGAAAACCACTTACTTCATTCCCCTTGTATATATATCTCTTCGCAAACTCTATAAGGTTTCCCTCATAGGATTTATGGATTGATATTGATACTTTAAGGTTTGAAAGTATTTGCTTATATTGCTTGACAACATCATGATTTGTAAGCACTACGTCATCACCTAGTAATGAGTAATTCTTGTAATTGGGCTTCCCAGCCCTCTTACCAGCAATTCTCAGAACTACATGGTGAGATAATGCGAACATTGGAAATGACGAGAATGCTCCCATTGGTTGACCTTGTCCATAAGACAACTTCTTCCCTTGGAAATCAAACTCTTCATCTACCATGATAGAAGACCA